CGAAAATTTACAAATGTTTGACAAGTTTAGACAACTTGCAGATGAAGCTACAGGTATACCATCATATTCACATGGTGCAACAGGTGTACAATCTACAACTAGAACTGCATCAGGTATGTCAATGTTGATGGGTGCTGCAGCATTAAGTATAAAAACAGTTATTAAAAATATTGATGACTATTTACTTAAACCCCTAGGACAATCATTATTTTATTGGAACATGCAATTTAATGATGATGTACCAATTATAAAAGGTGATCTAGAGATTAAAGCTCAAGGCACTTCTTCTTTAATGCAAAAAGAAGTAAGATCTCAAAGACTAATGACGTTTATGCAAACTGCATCTAATCCTGCACTTGCACCATTCGTTAGATGGCATACATGTTTAACTGAAATAGCTAAGTCTTTAGATATTGATCCAGATCAATTAATTAATGATCCAGAAAAAGCTGCGATCTATGCACAAATAATGGGAATGGCAAATGGAAATCAAAACAATACAACCGTTACTGGAGGACCAAATCAAATGGGGCCAGCTGGAGAAGTACCTACAGGAGCTTCGCCAACAGATCCAACAGGAGTTGGAGGTGGCAACATCGGTACAGGTAATGTACCAATGCCAGGGGAAGCTGGCTTTAGTGCGGCAAATACTCAACCTCAAAGAGGCAAACAAACGCAATAAGGAATAAATGGTATTACAATTAATTAGAGATGAACTTGGTAATTATGTTTATAAAGATCCAAGAGAAACACCAACACCACCAATAACTTCACAAGAGTTTGAAGCATACACTGGTGGTGATAAAACTACATTAGCAGGAACAACTGATTTAGGAAGTCAAACTCAAGCCTTAATGAGAGAAACACCTGGACAAACTAGATTAGTAACAGATCCTGTTACAGGTGAAACTAAATTAGATACTCAAATTACACCAACTAAAGTTGAACAAAAAGATTTTGCACCACCAAGTGCACAAGAATTAATAGAATCACCATTACAAAAAGCAGCTAGAATTGCACAACAATTTCCTATGCAACAACAAACTGGTCCTGGTCAAGATGAAGTTTTTAATTTAATAAGAGATCAACAAAAATTAGCACAACGTGCTCAAAAATTTGATCAAATAACTAAAGTTGCTGACATGGGTTTTAGAGCTTATAATTTATTTAAAGGTGGTAGTACAGGCACAATTCCAGGAACAACAGGTCCTGTCCCTATAACACAACTAAGTGGTGGAGCTTTTGGACCTCAATCAGGTTTTATGGCTCCTAGTTCTGCAGGTGGAGCTTTAGCTGCAGGAGCTATAGCTTATGGAGTTGCTGATACTTTTAAAGTAAAAGAAAAAAAAGGTGCGGCAGTAGGTGCTACAATAGGAGCAGCAGTTGGAGGGCCAATAGGAGCTGTAATTGGTGCAGTTGGTGGTGGTGTAGTTGAATCAGTTTTTAGTGGAAGTGTAATTTGCACAGAATTATATAAACAAAAATTAATGTCAAAAGAAGATCATAGGTTAAGTTGGAATTTTACAATTAATAATTTTAGTAATACCCATATAAATGGATATTGGTATTGGGCAGTTCCAATGGTTAAACTTATGAAAAAAAATAAATTAGTTACAAAATTTTGGAATCATGTAATGTCTAATAGAACTAAAGATATTAAATGGAGATTAAAAAAAGGTAAATTTAATTTATTAGGAAGATTATATAGTATACTAATAGAAAATGGTAGCTATGCTATTGGTAAATTAATTTATAAAAAACATAAAGAGGTATTAGTATAATGGCAATAAGTGATATGAAAGGAACTGTTACAACAACAGGAATGATGAATCAAAAACAACAAATGCCAAAGGGTAGAGTTAATCCTAAATTGCCAGTACAAAAAAAAGAACAACCTGTAAAACAACAAGTTGTTCAAAATAAACCAATAACATTAAAGGATCAGTTTCCTGATGCATCTGAAACTGAAATAACTTTAGCAGAAAGATTTAAAACATTAACAGCTGAAGATAGAGCAGCTATAAGTGCTGTTTTATCTCCATCTGTTACAACAGCTTTAAGTAAGATGTTACCTGAGTTTGCACCATTAATGGAGCAAATAGGTACAGATGAACCAAATCTTGTAATGCCGATGTCTGTTGCAGCAAGTTATGCAATGAGAAGATATGGTGTTCAAGATCCAAAACAAGCTGTTACTGTGTTAGCTGAAGATATATTTGGTAATACACAGATGGAACAACAAACAAATGTGCCACCTAGTCAAGGTTTAATGACTAGCCCACAAACTACATAGTTTTTGAGCTACCCTTATCCATAAGGCACTCAACCCAAGAGGAAAAATAATGGAAAAAGAAAAAGAAACTCCTGAAGTTTCTGAAGAAAAAAAAGTTAAAATGCCAGCGGCAAATCCCTATAG